TTATCTTTTTTCTTAACTGGTTTAATCATTATAACACACTTGGTAGTGATGTCAACTACTTTACCACTGTTGAGATATTTATATACAAACTGAGGTGCCACTACTTTACGACATCTTTCTATATTTAAGTCAACATGGTTTTGCTGTATGTCGTACCCTAAACTACCATCGTGATACACCATTATAATTATCAAGAATAATGTCTTCATAATATTCTCCTAATTCAAAGGAGTTATGTTGTCATAACCCCCGTGAGTTATCTTAGGCTTTTCCTTAAACTCACAACTTTGTAAAAGAATGTCAATAGCGTCTATAAGTAAAGGAGCGCATACGTCATCAGCATCCTTTAAATCTTTTATAAGCTTACGTACTTGTTCCATACGAACTACAAGAATGTCAGGCATCATCATAGTCATCATGTCTTCAGGATAGTCAGCCATGTTATTACTCCTCAATCTCTAAGTCAACGTCAAAAACTTCTCTGAGGTCTTCAATGTTGTGTTCTATTAAATCTCCGAATCTCTCTATCAAATCTTCGGAAGTTATATTAAGAACCTCACACAAGTAAGAAGGTTCCGCTAAGTTAGATACTCTGTTTAAGAATTGTTTAGTTGGTAAAGGCATCTTTGATATTCTCCAGAGTGTACCACTTCATGTTTTCTTTGTCACACCATTCTGCCATGTTCATCTTACTTCCCTTCCTTACTTTTTTATATGGGTTGTATAATAAAAACACCAGTTGCTTTTTCTTTGGCAGACTATCCCTAATTGCTTTGTACTTCTGGATGTCTCCAACTCTAAAGTAACCTTTAGCTTCAACTAAAATCTCAAACTTACCCCTCATCCCTATGAAATCAGGGATATATATTCTATTAACTATGTAAGGTATTTGTTTTGATTCGTAACTACAGAGGTCACCCAAGACCTCTGCAATTTGAGCTTCAAACTTGTTACGATACTTCATTAGTCTTAGCTTTAGCCTTAGCAGGTTGTTTAAACGATGCCCTAGGTTCCCTTAATAAAGCCTGTGTCATCCCTCCTGTCTGAGAAACAAAAGGACTCCCGTGTAGTTCCCAACCATCGTTAAGAAGTTTTGTTATTGTTTCTTCAAAACGGTCGTGTCGTGGGGTGTTGATAACTTTAAACTCTTTAGTCATTAGTATCTCCTATTGTTTGTTAAGGTTAATCTCAGGAACCTGTGGCTTATTGTTTACTTGGGTCAAAAACCTTGGACCAGTAGAATAAGAAAAGGCTCTTAAGCTTGGGTAGCAATGTGCCTTGTACTGACAGTAAGAACACATAGTAGATAGTTTTACATTTCCAGAACGCCCATCGGGTACTGGAGAAGAGCATGGCGCAGGACGGTCTTCCTGCTCTACGGACTTTTTTACATGTGACACACGCTCCTCAATGTCACCTGAGTAGTACTTATACATGGGATGTTTAGTATCATCTAAGTCATACTCAAGCACCGCCAGAGTACCGTTCTGTTTATCCATAGCCAACCACGCCCACTTACGGTCACCTTCTGCATGAGCATATGCTTTGATCTGATCTACATAACCAAAGTCATCATTCATTGCTAAGGTTCCGTCCTTAAACTTCTTCATACCGAAAGCAGTTGTAGACTTAACGTCAACTACAGTACCGTCTATCTTACAGTCCATGTGTCCTTTAACACCACCTACTGACACTTCTTTCTGTTCATCAGTAACCTCATGCCCCGTCATACGAACAAGCATGAGAAGAAACTCTTCAATCAAATGACCATACATAAACTTGATTAAGGTGTGTGGTTGTAGTTTCTCTCCAGTGTAGTTGTTCACTGAGTACCATTGTTGTAAGTCTGGTTTGCCTATAGCAGACAGCCTTAGCTTACGTCCATCATAACGGTGATTAGAAGGTAGGAACTCTTTCTTCATTAGGTCCTTAAGTGACTCCCCAAACTTCTCTATCTCTGCTTCAGGGTCAACACCTTTAGCTGTATTTTTATTCTTCATCAACGTATAGATGTCTTCTACTAGTGTGTCTAATGTTTTACTCATGTCATCTCCTAGTGGGTTTCAGCCCAGTTGTTTCCGATTTTATATTCCCCATCTAAGGGGCATCTTAAGTTAAACTTTAGACCCGCTGACTTAATACACTCTACAGCTAACCATCCAAAATTATCTACTTGGTCTTCCCGAACTTCCGCTTGAAATTCATCGTGAATATTACCTACGAATTTATAGTCTATACTATGTAGTATCGCATACTCATTTAACAGTGTCAAGGCTTTTTTCATAATAATTGCACCAGCGGATTGTAAGAGAGTGTTTAAACTAGCGTGTGCTGATCTTATGATTAGCTTTCTTCCGTCAAGTCCTTTGAGGTATCCTCTTTGGGAACTACGCTCAACTCTTTCTCTAAGGTCTCTAAGAGACGGAGTGTTGTCGAGAAATTTTTTCTTGAGCTTTGCCCCATCTCTGCTATTGCCTCCAACAACACTTCCGATTTTAGCGTCCCCCGCTCCATATAGGAAAGCATAGATAAAAGTCTTTGCGTTGTCTCTTGTTGCAAGTCCTGCTGAGTTTTGATTAACTGTGTGTATGTCTCCATTAATAACTTCATGGGTATACTCCTTATCGTCCATGTAATGTGCCAACATCCTCAACTCTAATCCTGAAGCATCAACACCTACTAACTTGTAACCTTTAGGAACTACCCAACAACTCCGACACTCGCCACCGTAAGGTGAGTAACTCGCTGGAACCTGAGCCATATTGGGACTGCTGTGTGTCATACGTCCCGTTACAGCACCGATAGGGTTAACGTAACCATGAACTCTTCCGTCCTCTTCTACTCCTTCTAGCCATGAATCTATCTGTGCCATACGCTTCTGCACCAGTAAGTACTCAGCGATAAGAGAAGCTTCAGGTATCTTCTTGACTTTACTAAGGACTGCTTCATCGACAATTACGTTTCCCTTCTCAGTGTATGTCTCAGGCTTCCATCCGAAAAACTGTAAGTATCTTCCGATCTGTTGCCTAGAACCTAGGTTAAACTCAGGCCAATCTATTCTACTAAATGAACCAGATACAAAGCCCCTGTCGCAATCACTAAGAAACTTAAGACCCACAGTGCTGAGTCTGCCATCTTTATTGTACTTAGGCGTGATCTCTTTAACAAAAACAGGTAACGGCTTAAACTTTTCGTGTACTTCATCTTCTATCTCCATCTTTCTTTGTTTCAATCTGGCTAGTAAATCAACACACTTTCTCTGATCCAATAACCAACCATTCTCAGTCTGTTTAGTAATAACTTTTTGTACTTCATGTTCCAGAGTTACACTCGTATCACCAAACTTCTCAAGTCTTTCAGTAAGTAAATCATAAACTTTATGAGTTACATCACAATCTTGTTCACAGTACTTAATCATCTCAGGTGTTAGCTTAGTCCAATCATCATGGTCTCCCTTAGGAAACTTAAGTCTTTCTCCCCAAGCTTTGAGAGAATGTCCATCCTCTAGCTGTGGGTTATAAAGTCTAGATAAAGTCAATGTATCTATAATCTCATGCTGTTTAAACGTTACGCCTAAAAACTTCTCTACAATAGGGGAGTCGAACCCAAGAATATTGTGACCAATAATAGTATCAAATCCATCAATGTACTCCTGTATTTGTTTTATTTCAGATAGGGGCGCAAGGAAATTCTTCTTCGTCCCCGTTTGTATGTCTTTCGTCCCGATCATCCAAACCTTTGTAACTGGAAAAGCGGTGGTTTCTATATCTAGAATAAGCTTCTTTGTCATTGATTAAAGTCTCACCATTTTTTAATGCAATATGTTCAAGTCTGTGACAGTTACAACATAGTATAGCACACTTGGCTAACTCGTCAATAGTTTCTTTTGTCATCCCTCTAAACCTGTCTATTTTAACACTAAATTTTTTCTTAGTGGGGTCTATATGATGTACGTCTAGAACATCAATAGGAAATCTTTCACCACATATTTCACATTTGCATTTCGTTTTTTCCATCATGTACTTAAATTTATTATCAAAACCTTGTTGTCTGTTTTTATCTTTTCTTTTTTCATTACAAGCACGACGGTATTTAAGATATTCTTCTCTGTTTTTAGAACTCTTCATCTTCTACCGCCTTTACTTTAGGTTCCACACCAGCAACCATACGACCTGTGCCTTCCTCATAGTACAACCATCCAGCGTGTCCAGTACGTCCTGTCCTACGACACTTCACTAGCTGTATCTTAGTGGAGTTTCTAGTGTACTGATCCTCAGACATCTTGTCACGACTCAGTAAGATTGTGTTAAAGGCTATCTGATTGATCGATCCTGACCCCTTCATGTCGTACTCGTTGACATCGTGTGGGTCTTTGACGTTAGGCTTCCTCATGTGTGACACGATAACAATAGATACTCCTGTCTCCTTAGCTAACTTAAGACATCTATCCATGAACTCATCTATCTGTCCATTCTCATTTGATCTGACTGCTGCATGTAAAGGGTCAAGAAGAATAACATCACAGTCATCACCCACAGCCATCCACCTCATCTTAGAAAACAACGCATCAACATCAGAGAAACCTAGGTGTTTCAGTATATGCACATTAGATTTACTTTTGAAGTCATCGTAGAAGTCACGGTATAAAGAGTTGTCCCTAGTTTCTGACGGGACTATACTGATATTCTCACCGCTGTGTAACGATACAATCTTCTCAATGGTCTCACCTAGGTCTGACTCTAACAACACTGCACCAATCTTTTTATTTGATTGTAACACCATGTCGTAAAGGAGATTAAATACCATTGTGGTTTTACCGATTGAAGTTAAAGCACCTATCACAGTGACCTCACCTGTGGCTAAACCACCATTCATCATCACATTCAATGACCCATAGGCATCTGGTAAAGGTATGATCTCCTCTGTACCACGTTTGATGAAAGCATCCCAACACTCCTCGTCACCGAACGACACTACTCCTACTGGTCTGTAGGGTTTAGCGTCCCACCATGAACTCACGAACTCCTGAACTCTACTGGCCTGTAACATTTCTCCAGCATCCTTAAGAGGGAGAGAAACAACCTTTGCTTTGTTGTGAGAGAACAACGGTAGTATGCTGTCTACTGCTTGCTTTCCAGCATCATCCATATCAAAACAGATCACAACATTCTCAAAACTTTCTAGCCACTCTAGGTTAGCTTTGATGTCCTTCAATGCTCCAGCGGAACCTGTCTTGATTGACACCACGGGCCACTTACCGTCAAACATCTCTGCCACCGCTAGGGCATCTAACTCACCCTCAACTACTGTGACAAATTTACCACCCTCTCGCCATATTTGTTGTCCGAACAATCCAGTATTCTCTAGTGTCCCTGTAGCGTGGAAATTCTTAGTTGCTACTGTACGGACTTTTGTACCTACCGCCTCTCCTGTATCTTTGTCATAATACGGATAATGATGTTTATCAATACTACCATCTGCGTTCTTCTCCAGAGTAACTCCAAACTTTCTTACAATGCTTTCCGATATACGTCTATCTTTTATAGCACCACTTACACCTGACATTTCAAATCCTCGTTTTGTTTTAATTACTTTAGGTTGCTCAAAGGCATCCTGTTTAAACACTGTGTAATTACAAGCATAACAGTATTTATGTCCGTCATCATAAGAAACTAAATTATCTCCTGATCTGTCGTTACCACTCTCTCGACACTTAGGACACGCACTCTTGCCTGTAACTTTAGAAACTTTTTGCAACAAAATAATCTCCTTGTTAAAAAGCGGAACCTAGGTTTTACCCTAGGCTCCTAGTTAAGTCAACGAGGGTTAAAACTCTTCATCACCGTCAGCCATTGCGCCCTCATGGGTAGCTAACTCAAGCACTTTAATCTTCTTAAAGTACGGAGCAACACCGTGAGTCGGGTGTGGTTTACCCGGCTCCCACAACACACGTACTTTAGAACCATACGGTATGTGTTTCGCAATCACCTCTCCCTCAGCATCCATTACTGGAAAGTCTGGGAACTTTGTCACAAACTTACGCTGTGGTTGGTTCTTGTACTCTTTAACATTTACACCAGCATCCGAAAGCTTTCCAGCCTCGTCTTCCTCAAGGGTCAACACAATGGAAAACTTACCTGTGTCCTGACCGTTGTACTTCTCTGTCTCGGATAAATTGCTAAATGCTACTACGCCTTCTGTAATCATGTCTAAACTCCTATTGGTTAATGTAACTCTTCTGTAGTATATACGTAGGGAAAATGACTGTCAAGACTTTTTTCAACATTAAATTCTTTGACATAAAAATTTAACATAAGTCCTTGGTCACTCTTTGTGTAGAGGTCTCTAGCTTCTTCTGCTAAATCCTCACTCTCGAATACTCCC